GTGTCATAACGAGATTACCTTTAGAGAATCATCTAATAACAGATATGCAGTTAATGGATCACATCATGGTTACTATCAAGGCAGAAGTGAGTATCTAAAGGGTAAGCCAGATGATGTTCAGTTCTATTGGTATTGGCGTTATGTATCATATAGATATGGGATTACAGAGTATGATGAGCCTGACTATTGTAAGGCATTACATCATCTAAGAGTTAAGGGTTGGCAATGAGCAGTAAGCGCAATGACCCTAGACTTTCAAGGAAGTACAAAGAGGTAAGGCTCAAGGCATTAGCTCGAGATGGTTGGACTTGCTTCTATTGCGGTAAGGAAGGCAAGGACATGACCATCGATCACATCATTCCAATTAGTAAAGCACCGGAACTTGCCATCGATATCGAGAATATGATCACAGCTTGCAAGTCGTGTAATAGCTCGAAGGGGTCACGCTCACAGGGCGTTTTCTTAGAGAGCATGCGTACCCCCCCTGTCTTTCCAGCCTTTATCTCCCCGACACGGTCGGAGATTCACCAAGATAGTCCGTTTACCGCCCGACCAGTCCAGAGTTAGACCCGATGGCAGCCAAACGCTCCAAAGCCCTACGAGGGGCAACCAAACCAAGGCTTCAATCGATACCTCTTAAGGGCAATAACAAGCTGCAAGATGTAAAGGATCTCTGCGAGATAATCGGCATGCCTTTATTGCCTTGGCAGGAGTATGTTCTCAAAGATATGCTCACCGTTGATAAATCCGGCAACTGGGTTCGCAAGACTAACCTGCTATTGATTGCGAGACAGAACGGAAAGACTCATCTAGCCCGTATGCTTATATTGGCTCACCTGCTTAAGTGGGATAGCCGCAATGTTCTTATTATGTCATCTAATAGATCGATGGCACTCGACACCTTCCGACAAGTAGCTCAAGTATTGGAGAGCAATGACCACCTCAAAGGCTTCGTTAAACAGATCAGGTACGCCAACGGTACAGAGTCTATTGAAATGCTTGACGGAAGAAGGCTTGATGTTGTTGCAGCAACTAGAGATGGATCTCGAGGCAGAACTGCAGACTTTCTCTTTATTGACGAGCTCCGAGAGATCAATGAAGAGGGCTTTCGAGCCGCTATCCCTACGACTAGAGCTCGCCCAAACTCTCAGACGCTACTTACCTCAAACGCAGGAGATGCTTTCTCGGTTGTCCTCAATGGAATGAGAGAAAGGGCGCTAGAGAATCCGCCTAAGTCTTTCGGGTTCTATGAGTATTCTGCGCCACAATATTGCAAGATAACCGACCGCCAAGGCTGGGCTCAAGCCAACCCTGCACTTGGCTATACGATAAGTGAGGAAGCCCTTGAAGAAGCTGTTGCGACAAGCCCGATTGAAAATACTAGAACTGAGTTGCTCTGCCAATGGATCGATTCTCTCAGTAGCCCGTGGGCTCATGGAATCCTTGAGGAAACCTCAGACGCCTCGCTCACGATACCGCCGGGTGGTTATACAGTCTTTGCTTTCGATGTCAGTCCGTCTCGCCGTAATGCAAGCCTCGTTGCTGGTCAGATACTCCCAGATGGTCGCATCGGAATTGGAATACTTCAGACTTGGGAAAGTCAGATAAGCGTTGATGATCTAAAGATTGCAGCTGAGATAAAGGCTCACGCGGATTTATACCGACCGCGTCAGATTTGCTTTGACAAGTACACCAGCCAATCAATCGCCGACCGCCTTGCTAATGCTGGTCAGATGGTTGTCGATGTATCGGGTGCTGCCTTCTATCAGGCGTGTACGGATCTAAATGATGCTCTAAATGCGCATAGGTTGGTTCATGCGGGTCAAGAAAACTGGATTCAACAGATGAACAACTGCGCAGCTAAGACCAATGATTCCTCATGGCGAATTGTTAAACGCAAAAGTGCTGGCGATGTATCCGGTGCCATCTCAACAGCGATGGTTGTACACATGTTAAACAAACCACAACAGGTGGCGGCAATCTACTCAGAATGACCTACATGTAGTGTATAATTGCCCTCTATGGGTCTCTTTTCGCGTAAGCCGCAAGTCCTGCAAGCGCAAGAAGCGCCGCAGATCATGAACGACAGCTTCTATAGTTACAACAATTACTTTCCTGCTGTTGTATCTCGCCAGATGGCTCTCGGCGTTCCAGCGATTAAACGCTGCCGTGATTTAATCTCCGGCACAATCGCAAGTATCCCTCTTGAGTATTACAAGAAATCAACAGGCGAGCACATCGCCCCACCGCGATGGGTTGAGCAGCCTTCTGTTCACCAGCCACGATATGTCACCATGTACTTCACCCTTGACTCTCTACTTATGTACGGTCAGGCGTTCTGGCAGATTACTGAAGTCTATGCTGAAGATGGTCGCATGGCTCGCGCTAACTGGATTGCTAACACTCGCGTCAGCTTCCTCACCGATCCTGCAACTAACTTCGTAACTGAATACAGCATTGATGGCAAGCCAGTTCCAATGTCAGGTCTTGGATCACTTATTACTTTCCAGAAAGATGAAGGCATCTTAAGCGTTGGTGCTCAGACCATTAAGGCTGCCCTCGATGCACAGCGCGCAGCTAGTGTCGCTCTTGCAACTCCTTCAGCAACAGGATTCTTAAAGAATACAGGCGCAGACCTACCACCTCAGGAAGTCTCTGGACTTCTCTCAGCTTGGAAGCGCGCTCGTCAAAATAACGGCACAGCCTACCTAACTTCAACTATTGATTATGAGCCAATCGGCTTTAGCCCTAAGGACATGGGCTACAACGATGCAATTCAGAACCTTGCTACTGAGTGCGCCCGTCTATGCGCTGTAGATCCTTACTATGTCTCTGCATCACAGAACACAACAATGACTTACGCCAATGTCCAAGATGAGCGCAAGCAGATGTACGCCTTTACCCTTCAGCCTTATGTCTCAGCCATTGAGTCACGCCTTTCAATGAACGATGTCTCTACAGACGGTCACTATGTGAAGTTTGCTCTAGATGACAGCTTCTTGCGTACTGAACCTATGGAGCGTTTACTCGTACTAGAGAAGATGCTTGCTCTTGGCTTGATTACAACTGAACAGGCTATGGAAATGGAAGATTTAACTCCTAACGGAAATGAAAGTGGAGACTAATGGAAACCCTATACATCGAAGCAGCATCAATCGAGTGCAATGAGGATCGCAGAGAAATCTCTGGCAAAATCGTTCCTCTAGGTACTGGAGAAGTCGGTAACACCAACCTAGGCGCTTATGCGTTTGAGGCTGGGTCTATTGAGATTGGTGATGTCAGCAAGATTAAGTTGCTTTCGCAGCATGACATGAAGAAGCCAGTCGGTCGCATGATTGCAGCAGAGACCCGCGCAGATGGCATCTACGCAACATTCAAGCTAAGCCGTTCAACCGGCGGTAATGATGCCCTAGTCATGGCACAAGAAGGTCTCGTATCAGGATTATCAATCGGTGCAGAGATTATTGCATCTAAGCCATCACGCGATGGTCACACAGTCGTATCAGCGGCTAAGTTAAAAGAAGTTTCTCTAGTCACAGAGCCAGCCTTTAAGTCTGCTCAAGTGTTAGAGATCGCGGCAGAGGAAACTCTCCCTGTCGAAGAAACCAAAACAGAAAGCGAGACAGTCGTGGAAGATACCACTCCGGTCGAAGCAACACCAGTAGAAGCTGCGGCTGTAGAAGCTGCTCGCCCTACAATCACAGCAATGGCTTACTCAAAGCCTCGCCTTGATTTCTCTGCACCAAAGCACCTTGAGATGACAATCCAAGCTGCAATGGGATCAGAGGAAGCTCGTCAATACCTAGCAGCAGCCGCTGATACAACTGACAACGCTGGTCTCGTGCCAACTCGTCAGCTCTCAACAGTTATCAACGGACTTGCTAACGCAACACGCAGCAACATCGATGCAATCAGCCGTGGCACATTGCCTGACGCCGGTATGCAATTCCAGATTCCTAAGATCACTCAGCTCCCTGGCGTAACAGTCGAAGCTGAAGCAGGAACAATCGAAGATGTAGATCAGAACGCAGCGTTCATCACAGTAGATGTGAAGAAGTATGCAGGCGCTCAGACATTCTCAGTTGAACTTCTCGATCGCTCAAACCCAATCTTCGTAACAGAGCTCATGAACAACCTTGCTGCTCAGTACGCAAAGGTTACAGACACAGCAGTAAACGCTGCTCTCATCGCTGGTGCAACAGCAGACGCAACAACAATCACAACATACCCAACAGCAGCAGAACTTCTCGGATTCGTTGCTCGCGGTGCTGCATCTGTTTACAATGGTACACAGGGCTTTGCTCGTAACATCATTGCTAACACATCACAATGGTCAAACATCATGACACTTAACGATGCTGGTCGCCCAATCTACACAGCAGCACAGCCACAAAATGCTGGTGGTCTCGTAACACCAACATCAATCCGCGGCAATGTCGCTGGTCTCGATCTCTATGTAACTGCTAACACAGCAGCTACAACAGACACAGATGGCTCAATGCTCATCGTAAACCCAGATGCGTACACATGGTACGAGTCACCAACTTATCAGCTTCGCGCAGATGTAGTTGCAACTGGTCAGGTCACAATCGCAATGTACGGCTATGGCGCAATCGCGACAAAGCTCGGTGCAGGTGCGTTCAAGATCAACAAGGCGTAAGCCACACTAAGTCGCTCAGGGGGGCTGCCAGAGCCCTTGCAGTCCCTCTGAGTCTTTAGAAAGGATAACAATGAGCGTAACAACAGTTGCAGAACTCCGCACAGCTCTCGGCGTAGGAACTCTCTACGCTGATGCTGTATTGCAGTCTGTCTGCGATGCTGCTGACAATGTCTTGTTGCCTTTTCTATGGAAGAACCAACAGCCAATCGTTGCTCATGGCAATGTAGGCACAGTTGGCACTCTCTACTTTGATGAAGATATCCGCGATGTGTTCTATGTAGGACAATCGGTAGTTATTAGCGGTGCTGGTACAAAGTACAACGGTACTAAGACAATCACCAAGGTCGGCATTAAAGACTTCAGCATCACAACAACCCACACAAGCAACAATCCTAAGCACACAGTTGCGCCTTTCGGCATTGCAGCAGCAGAGACTTATGCGGATTACACAACAATCCCAGCAATCCAAGAGGCAAGCCTTATGATCTCAATCGATATCTGGCAAAGCCGTCAAGCTCCTTCATCTGGTGGCGTCTCCATCGATGGCTTTACCCCTAGCCCTTACCGCATGGGTAACACCTTGCTGGCTCGAGTTCGTGGATTACTTGCCCCATACCTCGACCCTCGTAGCATGATTGGTTGAGCATGCCAGCGATAACCACCCTACGATCTAGCATTGCGTCAGCTCTTACAGACAACATCAAGTACAGCGTGTTCTCCTTCCCGCCTTCTACGCCTATTGCTAACTCAGTAATCATCACTCCTGCTGATCCATACATTACGCCAACCAACAATGACAGAACCTCTGTTGCTCCCTTGGCTAACTTTAGAATTCAAATCCTTGTCCCATTGCTTGACAATGAGGGCAACCTTGCTGGCATCGAGACCGACATCGTGCGAGTCTTTGCGCTTCTAGACGCTTCCAGCATTGTCTTTAATGTAGGAAGCGTAAGCGCACCAAGCGTTCTAAGCATCGCTTCTGGAGATTTACTGACTTGCGACATTGCAATCAGTACCCTAACGG